GCCGATCTGCGACTTTTCACTCCTGACAATGCGCGGATGTCGAACTTCCAGCGTAAGTCGTGGGGCGAAATCATTAACGAAATCGTGGTCACTTGGACGAATCCTGAGAACGAACAGGAAGAAACCGTCAGCCTGCAAGACAACGCCGCAATCGCTGCGCAGGGTGGCATCGTCTCGGATAGTCGCAACTACTACGGCGTGCGCAGCGCCGATTTGGCTATGCGACTGGCTGCGCGCGATCTGCGTATTGCTTCCACCCCGCTTGCTTCCTGCGACATGGAAGTCAATCGAACCGCGTGGAATGTGTTGCCCGGTGAAGTAGTCAAGGTGACTTGGCCCGAGAAGGGGTTGGACGAAGTGCCGATGCGGGTCGGTAACGTCGATTATGGTCGGCCCGGAGAACCTGCTGTGAAGGTGTCTCTCATGGAAGACATCTTCAGTTACGCGACCACTGATTACAGCCTACCGCCTTCGACGGGCTGGCAGGACGATGACATCGTGCCGACGCCGATGCAGCACGCCAAGATTTTCACCGTCCCGTCTTTCTTTGCGGCAAATTACCTACCGCAAGGCACTACGGGTCTGGCCGACATCCAGTACCCCGAAGTGGTCGCAGGTGTGCTTGCGACCTCACCCAATGCCATCGCTTACGATCTTTACGGAGACCGTGTTCAGGTCGATGGTACAATCACGCAGGAAACTTTCACGACCAATACCAACCTTGGTCGCGCTACGTTGACCATTCCCCTCGCTGAGGCGACGACTTCAGAGTTCGTGGGCTTTACGGGCTTCACTGGGCAGGTGATTCCGGCACCCAACACTTTTGTCTTTATCGGTGGTGTGACCGAAGACGACACCGAAACCGAAATTGCGCTTATCACGGAGTCGGCGGGTGCAGGCTTCACTTTGAAGCGCGGTGTCCTCGACACCGTGCCTCGCGCGTGGGACGCAGGGACTCCGTGCTACTTCTTGCAGTTGAATAGCGGCGTCACCGAAGGTATCATTCGCTCTGACGGTGAAAGTGTCACCTATAAGTTGCTGTCCCGCACTGTGGGTGGAATTCTCTCCGTTGCTGCGGCAGGCTCTGTCACCGCCACTCTGAGCGGGCGACCCCACTTTCCGCTTCGGCCCGCCAACGTCAAGGTTAACGATCAGGCGTTCGGCACGGTGGACATCAGCGCGATTACCACGGTTCCTGTGACATGGGCCAATCGCAACCGGACCCTCGAAAACAGTCAGGTTGTCTACTGGGACAGCGCGAACGTCACCCCTGAAGCGGGTCAGACGACCACGGTGGGTCTCTACACAGAAGCCGGTGCGCTCATCACCGAATATACCGGACTCACAGGAACGTCGCACAGCTTCCCGAAGACTGCGCTCGGCGCGAACACGCGAGCCGTTGTCAGGGTCAAGTCTGTGCGTGACGGCTTCGACTCGTTACAAGCCCATCAGATCAAGGTGGACGTGACCTCAGGTTCTGGTGCCGGTGGTGGCACTGGTGCCGGTGGTGGCACTGGCTCTTTCCCGAGTTCCGTAAACTGGACCGGCACTGCGTCTGTTATCAGCACCGCATACGAAAGTATCACAAGTCCGGTCAAGACGGTGTCTTCGCTTTCGGGTAGCACGATCACTGCCACCGCGACTCTCGATTACACCACTGTCGCCTTCGTTCCGCGCAGCATCAACGCGAAGTTCCAGTATCGCATAAGCGGGACAACTACTTGGGTTGACGCAGGAGCGCCTGCAAGCGGCACTGACTCCTATTACGACGCGGAAACTGACACCACTATCTCCGGTAGTCTGAGTTTCACGCGCACATTGACCGGCATCCCCGCGAATGATTATGACTTCCGACTTGTCGCCAATGCCAGTATCGGCGGTGAAGAAATTTTCGTCAGCAATCTGTCTGCCTCGGTCACTGTCTCGGGCGGCACCCCACCCCCGAGTGGCGGTGGCGGGGGTAGCGGATCTGGAACCGCAGCAACGGCATTTATGACTGCTGAGTCCTTGGCCGAGCAGACGACCACCAGTACGACTCTCAGTAACCTGCTTTCGACAACCGTGGTTGCCGCTAACCAGACTGGAAGTGCCAAATATCTCGGCTTCTTCGGTGCCGAGTTCCAGAACGGTACCGATGGCGTCGAAACCAAGGTGCAGTTGACCAAGAACGGTGTTGCGGTGTTCCCGAGCGATATGCTGCTGCGCACCAACTACAACACCGAATATCCGGCTATTGGCGGGATGTTCCTGCATGACGCGGGATCGACGCCTGCTGATGTGACCTATGCGCTTCAGTATGCTCCGGTGTCGGCTTCGACGCTGAAGGGTCGCAATGCGCGCCTGTCTTGGTTGAAGCTGTCGGCCAGTGACTTCGTGACCACCAACTACCCCACCCAGACGACGACCAGCACGACGCAGATCGACGCGGCTACGCTGTCGTTCACGCCAGCCAGCGCAGGCGATTACATGGTGCTGTGTTCCTTCACACTGTCCAATTCGGTCGGCACCTCGACTGCGTTTGTGCAGTTGACCGATGGTACGACCAGTGGGCCTGAGATCGCGCTGTTCGGAGGCACGGGTTCAAAGTTCACGGCGACCCTGCCGTTGTCGCTTGTCGGCATCAGCGGTGCCAAGACGGTCAACCTGAAGGTGCGCAGCAGCAGCGGGTCGAACACGGTCACGATCATGGGTATCACTATGGTCGCGCTGCGGCTGGATCGTTTCGCCAACGTCTACACCAATCTGCTTGGCGCAGCGAACAGTGGCACTGACACGGCTTACACCGCGACTGCGACGCAAACCTTCACACCTGCTGCCGAGATGCACTTCACCATTGCGACGTGGAACGTCTACGGCGCTGCGGCTTCGTCGAGCAGCCGGACGCAGGTGAAGTTCACTGACGGTGCGACCGATGTGAACGCTTCGGATATGGCACTGGTATCGTCCACCGCGTCGCGGGCTATCGTCGGTGCCTCGCATCGTGTTGCGGACTACACCGCAGCGAGCCGCACCCAGACTTTGTTCCGTGCTGCCAATGCAGGAGTGTCGGTCAGTGTCGGGCAGGGTTCGGGCATCATCACGCTGAGTTTGGCAGGACTGAGTTAAACACGGTTGCCATGTCTCGCTAACCCGTGGTAAGGCGTCACTTAATTAGTGAAAACCCACGGGGCGCGAGACTATGGCAATCCTTCAGAAAGTCCTAGCAGTACAAGAAGTCGCGCTTTGCTTTGTGCGGAAGTGGTGGCGTCCTGCTACCTGCGTGGGGATCGCTGGCGGTGCAATCGTCAACCTCATCGTTATCCCCCTCTACAAGTGGGAAGTGCCGGATATGACTGCCGCCGCTGCCTACATCACTGCGGCGACTGCCGCCTTTGCGGTGCGAGAGTGGGGAAAGGTCAAGGGGACTGCTGAATGACTCAGGCAAATCGCATCGCGTTTCAGACGTTTCTGAACACCAAAGGTGCCGCGTTGAAGGTGGACGGTGCTGTTGGTCCGAAGACCACCGCTACTATGATGAACCTTTTCGCCAACCGCAACGCTTCGCGCGTCACGTCTGCTGACATCGACCGCATTGCCACGGCTCTTGGTGCTACCTCGAAGCAGGTGCGCGCTGTTTCGGCTGTCGAGAGTGCCGGTGGCGGTTATCTGACAACCGGCCACCCGAAGATCCTCTGGGAGCGCCACTGGTTCCATCGTCGATTGCGCCAGATTATTCCGGCCACTGGTGTTGCGGGTCACTTTGTCGCTCATCCCAACCCCGGTGGCTACACACTCGACGCCGACCGCGACGGCATCAACGACAGTTGGGAGAAACTGGCTGATGGGTGTCGCAGTGACCCTGTTGCAGCGTTCGAGTCCTGCTCATGGGGCAAGTTTCAGATCATGGGTGGCCACTGGAAGTCGCTCGGTTATCGCAGCGTCTTCGACTTCGCATGGTCAATGCGTGAAGGTGAACTCGGCCACTACACGGCTCTGATGAAGTTCATCCAGACCAACAATCTGACCGGCCCGCTTCGTCGTCTTTCGACCAATGCGGCCACCAACGAAGCATTTGCTCGCGGCTATAATGGACCAGCGTTCAAGAAGAACGAATACCACAACAAGCTGGCCGATGAAATGAGGAAGCCGTAATGATCCCCGTGTTCAGCGAAATCCGCGCTCAAGCATGGAAGTTCGGCACCATTGGCCTTGGCATTGTGTCGCTGGGTCTCGGCGTGACTGTGTTCGTTCTCGACCGGCACGCCGACAAGCTGCAAGCGTCGCTCACAACCTGCAACGCGAACCTGACCACGGCACGCAACAACGTCACCATTCTGGAAGCGTCCATCGCCGCACAGAACCTCAGCATCCAGAACCTGAAAGACGAGTCCAAGCGTCGCACCGATGCTGCCGCCAAGGCACTGGTCGAGGCTCAGAAGCGCACTCGCGTTGCCGAGCGCCGTGTCGAGACGCTGCGGGATCGACCCATTGAAGGTTCGACGCTTGAGGCGCGGGTGCTGAGCGTCGATGGTATGGTGTTGGAGACGATCAAATGAGAACCGCCACCATTCTCGCTGCCACTGCGCTGCTCGCTGCCTGCGGCGCGAAGCCTGAGCCAATCATTCGCACTGTCACGGTAGAGGTTCCTGTTGCCGTTGACTGCGTTCCGGCGACGCTGGGCGTCACTCCTGCCTATCCTGATACCGACGAGGCGCTGCGCTCCGCACCGGACGCCGCAGAGAGGTATCGCCTTCTGTTTCTCGGTCGCTTGCTTCGTGATGCGCGACTCGGTGAAGTTGAACCCGTTATCCAGTCGTGTCGGAAGGAAGCACAGTGACTCAAGACTCCATAATTGTCGCCCGTGAAGCATTGGATCTTGCCAAGGATGTTGAGCGTCGCGTGGAGTCGCATGAAGACATCTGTGCCATCCGCTACGCTAGTCTCGAAGCGAGCATTCAGGCCGTCGAGAAGAAACTGGATAGCAGCGTGGGCGACATCAAAACGGTTCTCGGCTGGGTCGGTGGCACAGGCTTCCTTGTGCTGGTTGCGGCCCTTGGTTTTTTCCTGAAAGCGCAGTTCGAATCCAATCGGATTTTGGAGGAACAAATGAAGGCGCTTCAACAGCAACAGAGTGCTTATGAGCAGCCCAAATGATCTTGACGCACTTCGCCAGTGGGCGACACCCCGACAAATAGAATTCATCGACGCGGTCCAGCAGACAGGTAGCGCCCAAGCAGCGTCTCGGATGCTGGGTTTGAGCAAGGACCGCGTTGGCGAGGCAATGAGGTCGCTCAAGAAGCGCGCTGCTGCGCACGGCTGGTCGCCGGAACATGGGCTTGTCCGTGTCGTGCCAGATCCCTACGTTGTCAAAGGTCACTCGACGCTCGACAAGATTGATCCTCAGACTGGTGAGCGGCGCACGCTGCTTCAGTGGACAAAGAGCAGCCTCGACCAGCAGAAGTGGATGGAAGCGGTTCAAGAGGCTGTCCGTGGCTTCTGCGAAGATGTTGCGCCGATTACGCCAGCCCCGCCGCAGGAAGGCCGCGAAACTGACATCATTCCGTGGATCAACATTGGTGACGCCCATATCGGTATGCTGGCCCATGAATGGGAAGTGGGTCACAATTTCGATCTGAAGATTGGCGAAGTCGAACTATGCACCGCGATCTCCGCTCTGATCGACGACGCGGGCGAGCATGATCGCTGCGTCATCAACGACCTCGGAGATTTTACGCACTACGAGAACTACAGCGCCACCACTGAGGCCAGCGGACACGCACTTGATGCGGATGGTCGCTTTCCGAAGATGATCGGTACCTACTCTCGGATTATGCGCTTCATTGTCGATAAGGCGCTGTCCAAGTTCAACCATGTCGATGTCATCATCAATCAGGGCAATCACAGTCGCACCAACGACATCTGGATGGCGGAACTGCTTCGTGCTGCCTATGGTCACACAGGGCGGGTGAACGTCCTGAACAACAGCAGCGTGTTCATTGGCTACCGGATGGGCAAGACCCTGATCGTCACGCACCACAGCGACAAGTGCAAGCCCGGTGCGCTTCCCGGTGTCGTATCGACCGATTTTTCTGCTGACTGGGGTGAAACCCATTATCGCTACGTGTGGATCGGACATATTCACCACAGCATGAAGTTGAAAGAGGACGGTGGTTGCACCGTTGAATCCTTCAACACTCTGGCTCCAAGCGACCGCTACGCCAATGACGGCGGCTGGCGGTCGCGGCAGTCAATCACGATGCTGGAAATGAGCCGAACATATGGTGAGGTCCGCCGCCACATACTGCCGATTGAAAAGGTCAGGGATCTCATCGACGCGGCCCGTCTCGCGGCTGGCGAGAAGCCTCACTATCGTCCACCCGAGCATCGAGCCTACGCCGTATGACCTCCCACAGCGTCGATGAGGACTGGTATACCCTCGACACGCTGACGTTCATCGACATGGACTGGTACGACCCTGCGTGCTTGATGGGCGGCTTCAGCATGAAGGTAATCGAGGGTCTGACCCATGACCGCGAAATTGTCGAACTGATCTATTACGCAGAAGGCGACTATATAGATCGCTGGGTCGATGTTACGGGCCGCGTGCGAGACATTGCGTTCTGGCGACCGCTCAGGGGTCGCGGTTAGCCGTTGCCAGTTCCAGCAGGCATTGGAAGAAGCCCACCTCGACACCTGTAAACTGGCCGCGCTCGACCAGTGTTCCCATCGAGCGGGTGAAGCGCGGGTGCAGGTCAGGTCTGTCGCGCATCTGAGTGACTAATTCTTCAGCACGCTGCCTGCCAATCTGGCAGTCGGTCGCCCAGTCTCCGGTGGCAGCATCGACCCAGAAGTCATCGCCAATGATTACATGATTTTCATTTAACGCGATGACGTTGCTCACAATTCCCTCCTGTGTCCTGTTGTAGACATAGCTGGGAATGTGGCGATCCTGCGTCAAGAGAATAGCGAGTCAAAGTCGTCAGTCTGACCGGACACCGCAAAAGGTGAATCGAACTTCGTCGTCTCGTTGCCCCATGCGTCCCATCCGTCGCGGCTCTGGCGAGCAAACATTTCGAGATAGGGGCCGTCAACTAGGCGCTCGATCCGTTCATACTGGTCATCAGGCTTGCGACTATGCTCGCGCTTCGGCGCGTAGATTACATGGTCGTCGGTCTCGATCAGTTGCCGCACCCCAGCGTCGAGGCGCTTCGGCTTACCTCTGGTGAACAGCAGGCAGGTTTCGGTCTGCTTGCGCGACCAGTATCCCATGCTGATGGGCCGCACGTTGGGGTCATTCTTGCCAGTCTTAACCCAGACAAAAGCGTCGGTGACATATTTGAAACCCCAAGCTTCTGCGAGTTCGAACGCCTGCTTTAGATGCGACCCGACCACCCACATGAACAGTGCGCAGTTTTTGTCGGCCCAGTCGCTGACGGGAATTTCCATCAGGTCTTCGGTGTGTTCGGTCTGGTAGTGGTCGGTCTTAGTCCGACGCGGAGTCCCGTCGCGGTCGCCACCTGAAAAGGTGCGGAACTTCCATGGCGGGTCGCAGAGGATCGCTTTGTAGCGGGTCTCACTCATCCAAACAGATCCTCAAACTCATCGGCCACTTTCGGAGCAGCCTCATACCGACGCTCCAAGTCACGCGCTCGGCGCTCATCCTCGACCAGCGCAGCACGCAACGCATTTACGGGGTCACTCGAAACCTTGCTGTTCACGCACTGCATCGCTTCATGCTTGCTGTAGTGGCAGATCGACGCCTGCCACCCTTCCTCGCTGCGGAACAGTTGGATGTGGCCGTAGTCTAGGCTGCATTCGCGGAGCAGGGTTTCGAGTGGGGTGGTCATCAGATACCGATAGCTGCGCAGTAAGTATCCAGCAGCAGTTCCTGCTCGCGGCGGTCATCGGGGTTCATGGCGCGCAGCTTCAGGATCTGGCGCATGATCTTGACATCATAGCCAACAGCCTTCGCCTCAGCGAAAACGTCCTTGATGTCGTCCTGAATCCCCTTCTTCTCTTCGGCCAGTCGTTCCACCCGTTCCAGCAGAAGGATGAGCCGCTGATCGGTCTCCACGGTTCCCGAGTTGTGACCCACACCCGCAGTCTCGTAGTCGTCGTCATCTTCATCATCAAACATAGTCAGTCCCTTTCTCTTAGTGTTGGGTGACAGGGTTACGCGGTGCGTTCTGCACCATGATCTCCGAACTCGCCGCCATCGACGAAATACATTCCCCTACCGTACCAGTCTCGACCGCAGTGACACCCAGCGTCGTGAGAAAAATCGTCACCGCATAAGGGAGTCCGTGTTGCTCAGCGATGTCCCAAAAGACTTGCAGAGCCGCGTCCTGCCACTCGTCTATGCTCAGTTGTTGAGTGGCACCTTGGTCCATGAGAATCACGGTAGAGTTGAATCAGCGGTCAGTCAATCGCTGATCGAACCTCGCCCAAGTTTCTGTCCAGTTGCCGCGCGTCGCCGCCTTGCTGTATTCCGTTGCGCGAGTCTCGAAGAAGTTGCCATGCTCAACACCGTTCAGCAACGGAATGAGCCACGGCAGCGGGTGGTCGGTTATGTCGAACATCGACTCCATGCCGAGTTGCATAAGTCGCCAGTCAGCGATGTACCGGACGTATCTTTTGATGTCGGAGGCCGTCATACCTTGAACGCCGCCCTGCTCGAAGGCGAGGTCAATGAACTTGTCCTCGATCTGCACCGTGGTAGCACAGTGGTTGCGGATGCGCTGGATCACCTTGGGGGTGAGCGCCCCAGTCTCTGCCGCGACAGCGTGGAACAGTCGAATGATCCCCTCGCAGTGCAGCGACTCGTCACGCACCGACCAAGTGACGATCTGACCCATACCCTTCATTTTGTTGAAGCGCGGGAAGTTCATCAGCATGGCGAAGCTGGCGAACAGTTGCAGACCTTCAGTGAAGCCGCCGAACATCGCCAGTGTGGTCAGAATGTCCTCATGGCTCTCGACGCCGAACTGCTGCAAATAGTCGTGCTTGGCCTTCATTTCCTCATATTCGAGGAACGCCGAATACTCACTCTCAGGCATACCGATGGTGTCGAGCAGATGGCTGTAAGCCGCGATGTGAACTGTCTCCATGTTGCTGAACGCCGCCAGCATCATCTTCACCTCGGTCGGCTTGAACACGCGACCATACTTGTCATGGTAGCAGTCCTGCACCTCGACATCCGCCTGAGTAAAGAAGCGGAAAATCTGTGTCAGCAGGTTCCGTTCTGAGTCGGTGAGCGCATACTTCCAGTCGCGCACATCCTCTGCCAGTGGTACTTCTTCCGGCAACCAGTGAATCTGCTGCTGGATCTTCCAATACTCAAACGCCCAAGGATAATGGAACGGCTTGTAGGACTTCGAGGCTTCAAACAGACTGCTCATTTCATTCCCCTTATTGGCACGCAAGGCATTCGTCATAGTTGGTCGGAGCGGCCATGATTACCGGCTTTTCAATGGTGTTGTCCGCTTCGACGCCGCCAGCAAAACCGGCGCGCTGCACCGACTTCGACCGCAGATAATAGAGACTCTTGATACCCCGCTCCCATGCTTGGAAGTGCAACATCAGCAGATCCCACTTGTCTACGTCAGCCGGAATGAAAAGGTTGAGGCTCTGCGACTGGTCGATGAACGGAGTCCGGTCGGCAGCGAGTTCCAGCAGCCACCGCTGGTCGATTTCGAAGCTGGTCTTGAACACCGCCTTCTCGTTGTCCGTCAGGCAGTCGAGGTGCTGCACGGAACCACCGTTCTCCAAGATGCTGTTCCACACCGGATCGGTGTTGCTGTCGTGCTTGTCCAACACCGCTTCGAGCGCTCGGTTCTTCACGACGAACGAACCCGAAAGCGTCTTGTGGGTGTAGACGTTCGCTGGGATCGGCTCGATGCAGGCCGACGCACCGCCGCAGATGATGCTGATAGATGCGGTGGGGGCGATGGCGCTCTTGTTGCTGAAACGCTTCTTCACACCCGCTCTCGCCGCATCGGGACACGGGCCACGTTCTTCGCACAGCACCACATCGGCGGCTTCCAGTCGATCATGGATGTGGCGGAACATCTTCAGGTTCCATGCCTTCGCCATCGACCCTTCCATCGGCACACCCTTCGACTGAAGAAAGCCGTGAAAGCCCATCACTCCAAGCCCGACACTGCGCTCCATGATTGCAGAATAGACTGCGTTGCGCATTTCCTCGGGGGCATTGTCGATATAGTCCTGAAGCACGTTGTCGAGGAAACGCAGCACATCTTCGATGAACTTCGCGTCGCCGTGCCACTGGTCCCACGTTTCAAGGTTCAGCGACGACAAGCAACAGACAGCCGTGCGCTCGTTACCAAGGTAATCGGTGCCGGTCGGAAGAAGGATCTCTGCACAAAGATTTGAAGTGGAAATCTTCAGGCCCAGATCGCGGTGATGCTTGGGTCGAGCGCGGTTCGCAGTATCCGAGAACACGATGTAAGGCTCACCAGTGGCAAGGCGCGTCTCGACCAACTTCTGAAACAACGACCTCGCATCCACGCTACCCCGCACCGAGCCATCATGCGGCGAGCGAAGGTCGAACTGCGAGCCGCTGCGAACCGCTTCCATGAATTCGTCGCTGACCAGAACGCCATGATGGAGGTTCAGCGCCTTGCGGTTGAAGTCACCACTCGGCTTGCGGATTTCAAGGAATTCTTCAATTTCGGGGTGGCTGATGTCGATATACGCAGCAGCACTGCCGCGCCGCAGTGATCCTTGGCTAATACCCAACGTCAGGGAGTCCATGACCTTGACGAACGGAATAATGCCGCTGGTTTTGCCGTTCAGGCCGACCTTCTCACCAATGCCGCGCACCTTACCCCAGTAGGTGCCAATCCCGCCGCCCTTCGACGCGAGCCAGATGTTCTCATACCAGCGATCAGCGATACCCTTGAGACTGTCCTCCACGCTGTTTAGGTAGCAGGAAATCGGGAGACCCCGCTTCGTGCCGCCGTTCGACAGGACTGGCGTAGCAGGCATGAACCACAGCTTCGAGATATAGTCGTAGAGGCGTTGCGCATGGGCTTGGTCATCGGCAAACGCCCCTGCCACGCGAGCAAACATCGTCTGGTATGTTTCTCCCGGCAAAAGGTAGCGATCTTCGAGGGTTGCTTTACCGAAATCGGTCAGAAGGTGGTCGCGTGACTGGTCAATCGCTACGTCAAAGCGCACAGGTTTTTCTCCATTATCAGGTAGGGTGAGCCGTCCACATTATAGTGAAACTCAGTCCCCCGCAATGCGCTCGTCGGGATAAATTTCGATGGGTCGCGGATTGTTCCGGTTCCAGACATGGTAGTCCTCACCGACTGCATACATCACGCGGTCGAGCATCAGGTGAAGCTGCTTCAGGGTGCCGTTGTTGTGGACGATGAAGTCGGGACGCAACAGATCGACGCGCTCGCTGGGATGCACGCCCCACATCGCCCCAGTAAGCCGGTAGGCGAGTTTCCCGAGGCGGCTGGTGAACGCGACTGGTCCGGCTACCTTGCGCACAATCATAATCGTGAAGCCGTTCATCTGCCGGATCTTGGTTTCCTCGTTGGGGAAGCGGACAGAATCATTCATGGCAGGCGAGGTGAGACGTTCTGCGCGTTGCTGCCAGCAATTCACCCACAGGTCGGGGGAAATCTGCGCACGGCCCCATTCGGTCCCGAGCGTGATCTGAGCATGGCGACTGGTCACACCGAGACAGGGGATCACGTTTTCCTTGCCCGCACCTTCGAGGTAATAGTGAATCTGGTCGTAGTCGTAACCGAAGTCGATCAGCAGACTGTGAAGCATCGCCCGCAGCGGATCGGCAATGTGCAGCCGAGTGTACCCGTATTCGGCTTCGAGGTAGTTGGCGGCGGTGGTCTTGCCCGACTTGGCGAAACCCGACAAGCCGATGGATGGTGTGGTGTTCATGGTAGTTGGGTCTCCTGAGTTTGTGTAGATAGGTGCCATTCAATTCCGGCAGACCAGCCATCGCACAGCTTGCCGTCTTGGTCTTTATGGTCGGCGGGATATTGCCGCATTCGGTTGCTGAATGAACTGCCGAAGCGCGTGCGGACGCGCTTACCGCAGACGCGGCAGTTGAGGGATTTCACCTTAACGCTCATCCAAACAGATCCTCAAATTCATCGTCACTGGTCGCCGCCTCAGGTTCACCCTCGAACAGCGCATCGAAGTCATCGTCTGCCGCCACTGGCGACGCGATTTCCTCGACGGGGGTAGCAACCTCATCACCCATCACCTGCGACCACAAGCGATCCAGCACCTCGTCGGCACGTCCCGTGTTGCGGTATGCCTGATCCATTGCGTCGAGGGCGGTCTTGCCTTCACCCTCAGCAAGATACAGCGCCGTCCAGCCACCTGTTGCGGTGCGCTGCGTCGTGAAGGCGACGCACTTGTAGCGGCGACCCTCTTTGGTGGGGAAGTCGCAATAGAAGCCGCGCTTACCGGCTTCACGGTGGAACTCGGCCCAGCAGGGCCGTTCCTTCATCGCTTCGATTTCAGGGTCTGGTCGCCAAAACATTTCCGCTTGAATCCTGTAGGGTTTCACTGTTGCTCTCCAATCCCAGCAACCACGCGACGCTGACACCCGTGGCAGCAGCAAGACACTCCACCGCCACCAGTGTCGGGTTCGATTGCTCACCTCGCGCCAGACGACGAATGTAGTCCAAGCTGAAGCCCGACTGGTGACAGATGACCTTCATCGGCACTTCAGCTTTGCGCCGGTCGAGGGCTTCCCTGAGACGGACGTGAAAGCTGGCGGTGAGGCTGGTCATGCTGCGTCCATCAAACAAAACACAGCAGTCCGACGCCCATTGGCATCGCGCTGGCGGATATAGGTCATCTTGCCGACCTGATAGTAGTCACCACCGTCCCAGAGGATCGAGGTGCCGTCCATCGGGCCACCGGACAAGGTGATGCGCTTGTAGCTAGGCATCGTTCAAACCCTTCCTCTGAGATCCAAGGCAGCGATGCGAGGATACCCCCACTTGCGGACGCCGTTGACGATCACCGTCTTGTCGTAGTCAATGGGTCGCCATGCAATCAGGTAACGCCTGAAACGCAGTGTCCAACCGTTGCCGTAAGGGCCAACGGTGAGTCGCAGCCACCAAGGGCCAAAGTGAAAGCCAACATTGTTATCCCACGGCATCAGACGTGTCCTTCTTCAAATGCGGGTGACGCTGGTAATACTTCGTAATCGCCTTGGTCACGCTCGACTGGTCGATACCCAGACTATCAGCGATCTGCTGATGGGTTTCCCCAGCAGCGTGACGCTCGATGAAACTGCGCGCCCGTGCGTCGGCTTTGGACTGTATCTTGTTGACCGCCCGCTGTTTGGACGCAGGATACTTCTTCCGCTTCTGGTAGAGCGCGCGGGCTTGTTCCGGTGTCACTTCCAGACTCCCGCCTGATTGATGCGACGGATCAGGTTTGTGCCGTAATTCTTGGAAACCTTCTCACCTTGGACATCAACCAGCTTCACAGCCACCTCGCGCAGCAGCCCTTCGAGCAATACGACTCGCGCCTGCAAGCGCACCGGATCAAGGGACGGGCGATACTGGGGGTCGTCGTAACTCTGCGGCGGAACTTCATACATAGCGAATCACTCCCTTAATGATGTTCTCACCGTAAAGTTGAAAAGCGAGTCATGCAACCGTGTTTTCAATCAGGTCAGGAAAATTCATTTCTCGACCTGTGCGCGGGTTTACCGGAAACGCATCACGCTCGGTTCCCTTGGCGAAGATCACCGTGTCACCCTCTTCGATCTCACGCAGCGCCCGACGATCCCATCCCATGTGAATGAAGTCAGGGCGTCCCCAGACTCGCACTGCGGACCAGTATTCTTCACCTCGAAATCCGACGAAGTGGACGCACGGTGTCATGACTCATGCTACCCTCTGCTTCAACCACTGCCACGGGCTGCGCCCGTCGAACAGTCGCCGCAACACATACTGGCGGATAATCGAGACCACGGTGAAGATCATCGTAATGCTGATATTCGTGAACCACGTCATCTGAATACCATAGGCTCGCGCCACGAAGAACCATGTGACCAGCGACACCACGAAACCGATGGCCGTGTTCGTGATGGACTCCATCAGCGAGTCGATGCGTGACTGGGTGTGCTGGCGGCTGGTCATCCCCAGCCTCCTGCGAACCAGATCAGCGACACCTCGACCAGCAGCATCGCAGCAACAGGCCACCCGTTGAAGCGGTGCTGGCGAACGATATGGCCGTGTCGATAGGCTGCGAGCGCCAAGGTGCTGAGGAACAGCACTGCCAGTGCGATGCGGGCGAAGGTGGTCATGTCAGCACCATTGCGGCGCTCAGCAGGCCACCGAGTCCCATGCCGATCAGAAAACTGCCGACATGACCCATCCACTCTTCGTCTCGGGCCTTAGCGTAACCGTGGCGGCGTCCGTGTGTGTAGCCTTCCTGATACCCGTCCTCATAGCCGAAGGGGTTCTCGTAGCCCATCCGGTGCAGGTCGCTGTCGATGGGCTTCGGTGGGGCTAAGATTTCTCCGGTCCACTCTGCCATCACACCACCACCTCAAACCGCTCAGCGAAACCCGCTTCGCTCGTCACCGTCGTATTGTCCTGCGGGCGACCGCCTTCCTGATAGCGAACCCGCATCAGGACTCGCTTGTCCGTGGTGCGTGCCAGCAACATGCCTTCGAGACCGTCTTTCTTGCGACGGTGAGTCACGACGAAGGGTTGCTTTTCTGGCTTTTTCATTGGTTACTCCCATTCTTTGCGTTGAGCCGCCGAAGCAGCGGGATCTGGTATTCTTCGCCAGTGTGGTGGCGGTAGAAGTCGCGCACATTGGCGAAGCAATCGTCGCGTCGCAGAATTTCCTGCTTCGCTGAGTCTGCGTCGCCTGCTGCATGGTGGAGAGAAATGGCCGAGTTCTTTGCCACTGCCAGTGCGCCAGCGCAGAAAGCAGTCTGAGGGTTGAACGGCCCGAAGTCGCTCATGTGACAGGCAGGCGCTTCATTCAACGCCAGTGCATCGGCGTAGAATTCTGCGGAATGACCACCGAGCCATCCTGCTGGTGCTTCTTTGCGCCACGGGCATTCTGCGCAGGCGACGCGATGCTTCAGTTCCACTATGCGTCCCCTTATTCTTCGCTGAAAAACTGAACCGCGTCGGCGCGGTCGATGTGCTGAAGCGCGGCCTGCTGCGGCGTCTCGTTGAGACTCGCCATGCTGTTGACCATGTTCCTGAAATCCATCAGCGTGTTGAACGCTTCTGCCACGTCAGCGGCGAACTCTGGAAAGGTCTGCCCTGCCAGTGCGTGATCGCCATACTCGACATACAGATTCAGGCGACTACGAACCTCCATGATCTTGTCGAACGGCGTCTGCTTACGGGTACGTCCCATATAATGTTACTCCCTATTCCGACTCACCATCGAGCCGACGAATCACGCATAAGTTGAAAACCGAGTCGCGTCAACAGTCCTCGGACAGCGATCAGAATTTCTTCCCATCCGCCTTCAAGCGGTTCTCGATGCGATGATCCGCCCTCTGAGCATTATAAGCCCGCTTGGCAGCAATCACTTCCGGCAACCCATCATCACAGAAGACATCGGCCACGGCATAGATACCACCGAGACACCGCCACAGGGCTTCGAGATATTTGGCGCGGTTCCCCTTCCGATACCCTTCCATAGCGGCGCTGATGCAGTTAACCAGTTCCATCACCTGACGACTAGTGGAGTGCGTCGTCCATTGCCACTGCTGCCAGTTGGAGCGCACCACGCGGTCGAAGTTCATCCCTGCCGCATCGCAGCCCAGCAGATCGTAGAGCCGTATTGCAGCGTCGGCCAGTTCCACGTCGAAGCCGTAGAGTTCCGGCAGCTTGTCGTCCATCGCTCCATTGCTCCACGCCTCATGCGCTTCGCTGAGTTCCGTGACAATCAGCATCAACATTTCGGGGCGACTGCGCGTCTCGATGATCGACTCGCCGGTTGTGATGTTGGTCCACCATCCTGCCGCGATGTTGTCCTGATGGATCTCGGCGGCGAGACTGGTATGCTCGATGTCGAGCGAGGCTGGGGTTTCGGTTTCACGTTCGAGAGTCATTTCAGGTCTCCTGTTGAGGTGTTGGGACGGTCATTTGAGAATGAACCACATGATGAACAGGAAGATCATCAGCGTTCCGATGTTGTCGATGGCTTCGACAATTTCTGCGGCACCTTCCATCACCCTCCCCCTTGCGGCGCAGCGGGAATGGGCATCCAGTGGGTGAACGTCCAATCACCGTTCATCCCGCTTCCGTATGGCTTGCCACGGAAAAACGTCCCCATGACCACCCCCTTAGGGCGCGGCTCTGGGTGCGAATAGATTGTGCGAATGTCGGCGCACCACAAAAGAACCGGTTCGTCGTCAACCGCATTGGCGCTGTCTGCAATGTCCTGCCACCCCTGCGCCGCCAGTTCGGCCTCAAGCTGGGCGATGCGGGCTTGCAGAACTTCGATATGGTCAAGCGCCAGCCAAAACTCTTCCGGCGTGTATTCGCCAACAGCGGACACCATGCCTTCCGGTTCCAACTTGCGCCATTCTGCGATCTGTTCCGGTGTAATCATCGGCCCTTCCCCTTCTGATACAGATGCGGGTGACGTTCCCGCGTGATGCGCCATGCCCGCTCGTCAACTTTGGACATGGGTTCGATCTTCCCCCACACACGCGAGGGCTTCGGGATGCGGTGGATCGGGAGGGCGGTCATGCCTTTGCTCCCGGGCGCTGCTTGTCGCTTTCTCGCATCAAAAGGCGCGCCATCATGAAGCAGCTACCCTCAGTGGTAGCCAAGACATAGACCACACCCACAGCGGCAATCTTCGCCAGAGAACCAGTCGTCAGGGCTTGAAAAAGCACCCCAAAGAGCCCGACCTGAATGACAAACCAAACGCCGTTGGAAGCCCACGAGCAACGGCGATGATACGCAACGTCCGCACTGTTGCGCGACCGGCTTACGGCAGTAAATGCCATGTTCTGCACGAATGCAGCGGCACCTAGAACGGGAAGAGTGGCCCACAGGGGGGCGTTCGTAATCGTGTCAATCATGCTGTAATATCCTGTTCTGCAATGTGGCAAAGGAAGTCGCATCGCGGTGCCATCGCGCCAGTTGTCGGAATGTCACTCGGCAAGTCGTCCAAGCTGAAACGCTCATCCCCGCATCCCGGCAGGCGAACCAGCTTTGACCCAAATCTGCGCGATTGCTCGGCCCTGCGCGCAAACACCTCGGGAAACTCTTTACGCACTAGCGCCCAATAGTTCGGGCTTGTGGCCTTAACGCAGCCGATGCAGTTGGCGTTCGGAAAGCCCATCGCATAAACACGCGGAGGCTTAATCCCCGCCCGATCGATCATGGCAAGGCACCCCTCTTTGGTGATACCGCGCTCAATCAGCGGTGCGCGTTGCTTCATATCGGGATAGGTGGCCTTCATCCTCTCCCATCTGGCAACGTCATTGCTGTCGGCGGTGTAACCCCAAAAGTGGAAGTCAGACGGGCGCTGGAAGTCGAGACGGGGTGCGACCTTGAGCGCACTGGTGCAAGGCGCGCCCGCAATTCCGGCATGGTATTTGCGGGCCTCAAAGACCTCGTCGATGGTGCCGCCGCCGATGTAGGTGATTGGCTTGCCGAACCACGATTCACAGTCGCGCGAAAAGCGCCCGTTGTCATCGTCCTCGCTGCTCCGCATATCGCACTGGACGACAAGCGCATCGGGAAGCTCGGCAAGCACCAGCTTGGACATGACTGCGCTGGCGGCACCGCTGCTGAACCATGCGATCTGCCGCATCACTTCCCCCTTTCCGCAGCAAGAGCGCGGAGAGCGGCGGCGACGAGGGCAAGCGCGGGGGTGGTCGCAATGCCATGCAGTTTCTCAAAGGAAACATCACCCTGTTCGTTGCGCGTCCAGCGCCGAAGGGTGCCGCGATGATAGGCGGGCTTGCATTCGTTGCCCCTTGCAAATGCTTGCACGGCGGGAAGCCACCCCTCCGGCACCAGCGACATGGCCGCGTCGAGTGATGCGGTGAAAGCGGGTGGGTCGCTTTCCGGCCAGAAGTTAGCGGCAACGCTTGAGCGATATTCACTGATCGCACCAGCCTTGTCGTCTGCGGTGAAATAGGGCGGAAACCAGAGCAAGCCGCGCTCACTAGAACCATTGATGTTTGTGCAGCAAAACTCGTCGCGCACATATCCAAAAGCCAATGCGACTTCCGCATCCACCTCCCGATCTGGCCTCGTCAGCGCCTCCACGCGCTCCGCCAGCGCCTCCAATTCATCAGCCCTGTCCATTGCGTATCTCCTCAATCTTGGCGGTGAGCTTTGGGGCAAGGGCGCGCAAGGCATCATCAACCTCGCTGCAATGAGGATGGGGCACCCAGTCCACATTCCTCGCCACAAGCGCCATCGCCTCCCGCGCCGCCGCTAGTTCGGCCTCAAGCTGGGCGATGCGGGCCTTCAAGGCGTGATGGTGCGCGTCCTCGGCAGCCTTCCACCCTTCAAGTTCTGCGACATCGGCTTGCAGGGCTTCGATGCGGTCGGCGGCTTCGGTCATGACCTCGTTTGCCGCTTCAATGTCGAACAATTCCGTTGAATTGTCCTCATGAAGCCCAAATGCAGGCACGCCGTGCCGCAGCACCTCGATCAGATCTTCATCACCCACGGCCCTTCTCCTTCTGATACAGATGCGGGTGACGTTCCCGCGTGATGCGCCATGCCCGCTCGTCAACTTTGGACATGGGTTCGATCTTGCCCCACGTCATGCGAGGGCTTCGGGATGCGGTGGATCGGGAGGGCGGTCATGCGTCGTCCTCTTCGTCTTGCCAGAGGGTCGCGTCGTTCAGGACACGCGCCCAACTGTGGGCATCGCTCTGGTCAAGCCCGACCGCCTCGGAAACGTCCCGCAAGCGCGTGGCGAGCCGGATCATTTCGGCGTATGTCAACCCGCGAATGGTTTTCCAAACTTCTTCCATCATCATTCTCCTTCATCCTGCCCGCGATGGGCGGTTACGGGCCAACCCGGGCGCGGGCGCAGGTGTGGCGGGCGGCTTCGCTGCATCGCCAAGCATCATCTTCGATCAGATGCTTGGGCGTGTCGTTTGCGCCCTGCCTATAGCCCTCGCGGTAGGCGGCCTCGATTGCCTCACTCGGCCAAGCTTTCGGAGCGCGGCGCAAGGTTTCGCGGATGGCGAGGCGGGCGGCTTGGCGGGCAGTATAGCTTGCGGGAGGAGCCTTGTGCGTTTCGTATGCCTTGTCTGAACACTCCCGCGCCAACGCCTCAATCTCTTCCTCGCTCATGCCCGCGACAGGGGCGAGAGGAAGGGCGGCAAGCTCTATGCCACGGCGAATGGCGGAAAGGGCAATCTCATGGGTCGGAGTGTTGTCCCAGCTTCCGTCCCGATGGCGCGCGGCTGCGGCGAGGCAATCTCGCCTTTCCATGTGCAGCGCACAAATCTCCCGCGCTTCGATCAGAAACAGGTCAACCTCCCCCGCCCGCAGTTCGGCAAGGCGGGCGCGGCGGGTTTCAAGCGCCAGTTCGATGTGGCCGTTATCCGGCAGCAGATTTTGCACCTGTTCCAGCGCGGCAATCTCGCGCTCAAGGTTTTCGATTTCGCTCATGCTTGGGGTTCCTCTTCGCCAATCGCAATGCCAGTGAGCCGCGCATATTCGAGCGCCCATTCCAGAGCCTTCGCCGCACGAAAACCACCTTCGCTATCGTCGCCCGGTTTCATGCCCCTGTGGATCGGCGCAAACCATTGCTCGGCAGGCGATGAAGCCTGATGCGGAATGCCCGATGCACCGCCATTTTCCAGCGTGCCGACAAGGCAGGCGCACTCACCTTCATAAGTCGAGCCGTCCACGCGGCCATCGCGCAAAGCGTTAATCAGGTGCGGCACTTCGGCATGGCCCATTGCGAGGATCATGAAGAAGTCGGCTTTGATGTGCCGCAGGTCGGCATCGATCAGGTCGGCACCGCTCAGGTTGGCACCGCTCAGGTCGGCACCGCTCAGGTTGGCATTGCGCAGGTTGGCATTGCGCAGGTCGGCACCGCTCAGGTTGGCATTGCGCAGGTCGGCACCGCTCAGGTCGGCATCGATCAGGTCGGCACCGCTCAGGTCGGCACCGCTCAGGTTGGCATTGCGCAGGTCGGCATCGATCAGGTCGGCACCGCTCAGGTCGGCATCGATCAGGTCGGCACCGCTCAGGTTGGCACCGCTCAGGTTGGCATTGCGCAGGTCGGCATTGCGCAGGTTGGCACCGCTCAGGT